TACCCTAAGTGCGTAGATGATACGTACTGTCCTAAATGTCATCAAACAGGTGGCAATCACAAAATTAGTTGTCAAACAATGAAAATACAAGTGAATTTATGAAAATAAGTGAATTACCAAAGGAAGTGAAAGAAAAAGCATTAGAGTACCAAAGAAATGACACAGATTGTTATTATAGTAAAAGTGCAGATAGTCTTGCATACGCTTTTTGTTGGGCAATGACAAAAGAAGGAGGGGCTTATTGGTTTGATTGGGATATGAAAAATGTTACAGGAATTGGAAAACCATCACAATATAACATCGGCATAGATACCTTTGAAAGAATGGAAGCTAACTGCAATACAGAGGAAATCCTTGCGTTTTGCAAGGGAAATATAGATAAGTATAACTGGAGAAAGAAAGGCTCTGATTTAGAAGATTTTAAAAAAATCATAGACTACGCAAGCTTCGCAATAAAACAATTAAATGGCAAAACAGTCACCACTACAAAGAATAAATAGAATAATTGAATTCAATTACAAAAGAGGTATTAACAAAGAGTCAGTAAATAACGTGCATCGTAAAATAATAAAACCAAGGTATGAAAAAATATACAAAGGAATTTAAAAGAGAAGTAGAGGCAATGGTAGCTGACAATTGGAATATAACAACCACGTGTAGAGCGGCTTGTATTAAATACGATATTCCTTACGATGACAATGTCAGAAGAGCAATGTCGTTGCATCTAGAAAAAAAGGGAATAACCAATAATACAATGGTTGATGATTCTGACCTATTCAAAGAAGCTCAGAAAAAACAATTAGATAAAACAAAGTCTAAGTTCATAGTAACGTGGTGTCAATCAGAGACTAAGATAAACGACAATTTATTAACCAATATCGAAGCATACGCTAATCATATCGGCGCTGACATATCCGTAATCGCTGGTCGTTACAAGAACCCTACATCACTAGATGCTGATAAACGAACTAAAGATAAAGAAGAACGTATAGCTTGGGACAAGCGAGTAGTGCCATATCTAGACGCTAATAGACATAAAGTTCATAAACATTTATGCATCCTATCAGACCTTAAAATTCAGCCGACAGCATCTACACCATTGTCAGGAATAAACGGGCTTACAGGGCTTGAATCGTGCATTATAGGACATCCTAGAGTACACCTTAAGTCACTGCCAGTTCTTGATGGTTACCCTCACAAACTTTTACTAACCACTGGAGCTATATCTGTTGAGAATTACACAGACACCAAGGTAGGCAAGAAAGGAGAGTTCCATCATACACTTGGTTTTGTTGTTGTAGAATTAGACGGTAATGACTTCCACGTTAGACAAGTTACTGCTGATGAAGATGGTTCGTTTTACGACCTTGAGTTGTTCGTTGACAATGGAGAAGTATCGGTTCATGATGGTGCTGAGTGTATCGTCTTTGGTGATTTACACTTAGGAGAAACCAATAATGAAGCGCTTAAGACTTCGTTTGAATTAGCTGATAATCTTAAGTGTAATAGCATTGTGCTTCATGATATAGCTGATTTTCACAGTATATCGCATCACGAATTAAAAGACCCTATATCTTTATTAAAAAGAGAAGACGACGGGTCTGATAACTTAAAGAGAGAGTTAGATAATGTTGTTAGTTTTTTAAAATACAAAGCTGATTATAATTTTACAATAGTAAAAAGCAATCATTGCGTATTCATAGATAGATGGATTGGGTCTAATGACTGGAGGAAGTCAAATAACAAAAGAACTTACTTAGAGTTAGCGTACAACCTTATTAACGACCCAGAAAATAAAGGAGTTTTACCTATGTATTTAAAAATGAATAACCTTGAAAATATTAATTGTTTAGGAATAAACGACAGCTATAGAGTAGGTGATTGGGAGTTAGGAGTTCATGGACATCTAGGTACTAATGGAAGTAGGGGTGGGGCTATGCAGTTTAAAAACTTAAACACTAAATTAATAACTGGACACTCACATAGTTGCGAAAGATTAGACGGATTGGTTACGGTAGGAACCATGACTAAGTTAAGAATGAATTATAATAACGGTCTAAGCTCGTGGAATCATGCTAACGCAGTTATATACCCAAATGGTAAGACGCAATTAATTATTATAAATAAAGATAGTTATAAATATACTACTATATGATTGGCATAATTATTGATTATAAACAATATCTATTTGCTACGAACATATAGGTTATATCAATAAAAAATAAACGCAAACCTCTTTTTTGACTATTCGTAGTAGTCATTAATAGAGGTTTTGCTTTAATAAAGTATATGAATAAAATAATTGGAATTTATAAAGTAACTTCTCCTTCTAATAAGATATATATAGGTCAATCTATAGATGTATATAAAAGATTTATCCAGTATAAAAAATTGGAATGTAAAAGGCAAAAGAAAATATATAATTCGCTATTAAAGCATGGTGCTGTTAACCATGTTTTTGAAATAATAGAAAAATGTTATATTGAAGAATTAAATATTAAAGAAAGATATTGGCAAGAGTTTTACGATTGTATTGGAAAGAACGGATTGAACTGTCAATTAGTAAATTGCGACAATGTAAAACAAGTACACTCAAAAGAAACTATAGATAAAATATCAAAAGCAAACAAAGGAAAAGTAATTTCTGAAGAAAGTAAATTAAAGATGAGTATCGCTCATAAAGGAAAAACTCTTTCCGAAGAACATAAAAAAAATATATCTATTTCAAATAGCGGAAGTAAAAATAGTCAATACGGAAAAATAGGTATTTTAAACAAAAACTTCGGTAGAGTAGGTTTAAGAGGAGAGTTACATCCGTTTTTTGGAAAGACAGGGAAAGACTCTAAGTCTTATGGAAAATTAGCATCGAAAGAAACTAAGAAAAAAATGTCAGAAAGTAGCAGTAGAAAAAGGTTAGTACTGTGTTTGGAGACGGGTGTATTTTATTATTCGCTACTTGAAGCATCTATTACATACAATTTACCAGAAAAAAGACTTAGCTCTTATTTGCTAAATACAAGAAAAAATAAAACAAATTTAATTTATGTTTAACAACAAATACACAACGATATGAGTAAGGCAGTAATTACTTGGAACTTAAATGACTTAGATGAGAATCAAGACTTTAAGAGAAGTATGAAATCAAAGGATATGGCGATGCTATTGTGGGAGTTAAAACATAACTCCTACAAGGCTTGCGGCCGTAAGGCTGATGAGTCTGGAGAGGATGACTTCCATATCATATTTGAACACATCAATGATTTATTCGAACAGTTTAGCATAGACATAGATGACCTAATAGATTAAGCCCCATTTAGGGGCTTTTTCTTACTCTCTACTTCCGCTTGTACTTCTACTTCCTGAAGACTCTCTGCTTCCACTTGTGCTTCTACTTCCTGAAGATTCTCTGCTAGACGCTCCTTCTTCTTCTCTTATGTTTATATCTGGAATCTCACCACTCATTATACCATTAGTATTTGACTTTGATATTCTCTGTCTCTTCATAGAGTCCTCAAGAGTTTGTTCGTTTGCTCCAAAATAAACAGCTGCATCATAATCTTCAGATAACTCTGTGTACAATTCTTTTACTACTTTATTAGATTGGTTATATGCCTTATCTAATTCATCTTGCTTTATCTCTCCTCTATTGAATTTATTAAAAGCTTTGTTGTATACATTTCTAGCTTCTGTTTCTTTCTTTTTTATTTCAGATATTTTAAAGCTAAATTGGTCTGCGACATCAACATCGATTTCTTTATATCCAAATAACTGACCAGTCATATCGTTTAACTTCTCATTAGACTCGTATATTTTTCTAGCAGAAGTAGCAGTACCTGGCTCTAATGTCTTATAAAGTCTTGCTGATATTTTCTTTAATTTATCTTCATTCGTATCGTACTCATTATATATTGGTCTACCAGTAGCGTCTTTATTATTTTTCAACTCAGTAAGTGTCGATGCTAATATATCTGGATTAGTGAATGGAGATACTATTTCTTCTAGTCCATTTATAAAACCATCTACTGGGTCTTTACCTTGTAATGCTGAGTTAATTATTTTAGCTATTCCTCCGTGAGGGTCTGAGGCACTAATATCTACATAAGAAAACTTACCATCTCCCTTTTCTGTAATAATTATATTTGATTTTTTAGACCAAGGAGCCACAAATTTCTTAGCTTTCTTTTTAGTTTCATCATCATCGTCTCCAGAAACTCTTTGTCCTATTAAATACATTAAACCATATTTTATACCTTGAGACGCAAGTATTCCAACCATTCTTGTTGCTCCTATTTTTTTGATTTTAGGATTTTTAGATTTAATTTCGTCAATAGCTAATTGAACTGTATTGTAAGCGGTTCTCAAAGCTTCTGTCTGAAACGATATAAATGTTCCAGCCACTGGGAAAGCTTTTAATAATTTAACAGCTCCAGCCACTCTCCCGTAATTAGGTAATACGTTTTTAACTATCTCAGAAACATAACTAGTTAATTCTGATTGTTCTTTTTTAGTTAATTGAGAATAATCTTTTCCGTATAATGCATCTGAATATCTTGCCTTCTCAGCCTCATAAGCAACTATTTTGAAATAATCATCCTCTGATTGATATGCTAATTCAGCTTTATTACCTATCTTAACTCCAAATTTTTTAACATTATTCATGAATTTATACACTGGATTTAAAGACTTGTCAGTAATTCTTCTTTCGAATGTCTTATCAAAATTAGCATCTTTAAACATAGCTCTAATTTCACCTAACGTAGCACTTTGACCAACGATTCCAGCTTCTACATATTCATTCATTTTAGCTCTAAGTTCTTCGTTTGATTTATTTCTAAAATCATTATAAACAACATTAGCTGCTGTTCTGTATAAATCTGGAGTTAAATATCCATTAGCTAACATGAACGTAACGTTACCAGAAACGTTTTTACCATGGGTAGCTACGGAGCCTATTGTTTTAGCCCACTTCACTCCAGACAATAACTTCATATAATATTCATAAGTAGACTTAACTGGTCCAGATATAGAATAAGGAAGAGCTACCTCTATAGCGTTAAGAAGTCCTGTCGCTTCCTTGAATGATTCAGCTATTTCTTTAGTGGTATATAAACCATTTAATGGATTCATAGTTTCACTGCCCTCTGATGCTATTTGAGTATTAAACTCTTTAGGTCTATTTATATCTTCTTTATTAAAGAAAAATACGCCTAGTCCGTTTTTTTTAACTTCATTTAAGAACTTAGCGTTTTGTATTAGAGAAGCCACTTTAAATATTGTTCTAGAGTAGTTTTGAGTAGGGTCAGTGTATTCACCCATTAATTGTCTTAACTCTAAAGGAATGTCTGTTTTTTCTTTTAATATAGAAACATCTTTAGAACCTGTTTTTCCTGATGAAATAAATCCAGTAGCACCTTCTCTATCTATTAATTTATTTATAGCGTCAGTTACTTTCTTTTCTAAAACAGTATCTACATCTAAACCAGATTTTTTAGACTCAGCTATGGCTTCTGCAAGTAGTTGTTGTTTAAAAAAGTTTTTAGCTGACTGTAGAGCTTCTTCGCTAACCATCTTAGCCCAATCTTTTTTATCAAATACCTCGTAAGACCTAGTTAAGTACTTACCTAAGTTTTCTACTATTCTTTCAGATTGATACTCATCAACAGCACCAGAGTCTATTAAATCTCTAGACAATCTATCTACGTGATTACGCATTGATTTAGCTATTATTAAAAAATCAATAGGTAAATTAGCTTCTTCACCTCTTATGTATTTATCAAACTCTACTATTAAAGCTTCCTTGTCTCCTTCGTATTTAGATAATTTTTTATCAAAATCCTTAACAAGATAAGATGCTTTCTTAGCCTCGGCAGCTATTCTTGCTTCTTTATTTTCTTTAGATATAAATACAGATTTAGGTAGGAATGCTCTAGCAGAGAAAGCACGTCTTCTTACATTGTCTAAAAATTTTGATACTATATTTCTACCTTCTTTTATAAATACCTTTTCTTTTTTCTGACCTTCTTTTATTTTTTTCTTATTATAATCTAGTATAGCATTGGTAGATTCTTTAGCAGAAAATCCTGCATCTTTTAATTTGTTTGATATATACAAATCAGAGAATCCATCTGCTTTGTAGGAAGACACCATTTCATTTATATCTCTAGAAGTAACGGGTGGTACCAATCTTTCTCTTACTAAATCAACATCCACATCAAAGTCAAATTTTTGTTTTAATGTTTCTATAACTTGATTAATAGCTTCTGATATTTCTATACCAGTCGCGGCTAATTTCTTTGCGGCATCTGCTATGATATCTATTAATTGGTTCTGAGAAAACCCTTGCGCTTTATAATCACTTGGATTTATATCAGCACCAGGAAGATTATCTTTAAGCCAATTCGCTATGTCGTCAATCTTAGCCTCAGCAGCAGTTATTTTTTTTGCAACTTCTTTTTCTCTAGAAACCTCTTTAGCGCCAATGCTTTTAACATCTGCGACCTTGTTAGTTTGTTCTTCATATTGTTGTTCATAGTATTTAATTACATCTTCATCAGATAATTCACTTATATAGTCGTCTTCCGCTTTCATATCTTCATACATAGCGCGTTCTTTATCAGAAAGGCTATTTAAAAAAGCATAAATTTCTTCTTCGTTAAGCACTTCTTTGTAGCCAGAATATAAATATACCAATTTATCTCTAACATCAGATAATGACGCGTTAGTATTAATTATATCAATAAGTTGACTTCTTAATTCTTGTTGGTCTAAATCTGGATAGTTCATCCATATCTTCTCAGACAAAACCTCGATAGACTTAGCGTTTTTGTTTGTAACCCATTTAGCTCTGTCTCCAGTTTCTTGTTTTGGATTATTAACTTTTGACCCTATTGCTAATTCAAGCAAAGCAGCCTCGTATTCGTTAGAAGGAATAAAAGTAGTAATAGCCTCGACCATTTTCTTTTTTTCTTCTTGTTTTATTTTATTGCTGGTAACATTACCTAAAGCTTCCGCTTCTAATTGAGTATAGCCAGAGTTTCTTTTTAGTTTTTTATTTCCTTTTCTGTCCTTATACTCTATAAATCTTTTAACTTCTTTGCCGTCTTTCTTGGAGACTATTTTATCTACACCGCCTTTTTCGTTTAAGTATATATCGTACTTATTACTCTTAGAAGATTTAACAACAGGTTCTTTCACACTCACTACTTCTTTGGTAGGAGTGATTACTTCTTCTTTCGCTCCCTTAAAAATAGGTTCTAAGTATCTAGCTACAATTTCTTTTGCTTTTTCTTCTGAATATCCGTCTCTTGTAAATCTTTGAATAGGTTCTTTTAGTAACTCATCCATTGAAATACCTCTCTTTGAAGCTTCGTTAAAAGATTCTCTAAATAATATTGCAGAATCAACTCTTTTTGTAGGGTCTTCTTTTAATGAATTAGAAAAATCTTCAAGAACTTCTTCGTTAGATAAATTACTAGGATTTGAATATTTATCCACAGCTTCTATAGCTGAGTTAGCCTCCCATTTTTCTATAAAGACTCCTTTCCCTTCTTTTAATTTGGTTTTTAAATCAATCAATAAGTTTTTAACTTTATCAATTGGGGCATCCATTATGCTTTTCCACTCTCTTTTTTCTTGTTCTTTTTCTATATTAACAAATTCGCTTCGTTCTTCTTCTGTAAATCTTTTAAATCCTTTTTCGTCTAGTTCTTGATATCTATTCTCTAATTCTTCATCTGTTTTATTTTCTATACCTGTAACTACTTCTTCTACTGGAACAACAACCTCCTCGGTAACGACTTCAGGCTTAACCTCTTCAGTAACTACTTCTTCGGTAGGAGTGATTACTTCTTCTTGCGTAACTTGCTCGGTAGGAACAACAGCTTCTTCGGTAGTTATTTCTTCTTTAGCTTCAGTTGTAGTTAGTACGTCCTTATTTTGAAGCCTTGATAATTCATAATCAGCTAAAGATTTAGATATAGATACTCTAATAATGGGCTCTCCATTATCCTCTCCTATAGATGATATTTTATCTTTAAAAGCCT